GAGCGCGTAGGACTCGCTGAACTGGGCAGTGGTGTACGTCTCGCCCGTGTACTCCACGGTCACGTCGAATGACTGGCCCTCGTACTTGAGGTTCTTGGTCCCAGGGACACGGAGCAGCTTGGTAGCTGACCAGCCGTTGTCATAGCCGGTGGTTGCCTTGGGGTGCTCCAGCGATACGCTGTGTGCCAGTCCCTCCAGGGTGGCTACGTCGTTGCTGTCTTCCACGAGCCACAGGACGTGGGTCTTCTCGGGGGAGGTGTGTACGATGCAGGAAGGCGTTGCGTACAGGTTCTCAGGCTTGAAGAGGTCAGCGTCACCGTAGACCACTTGTGCTGTCTTGACTGCTGAGCGTCGGCGCTGGGGTGCCTTGAAGAGCACAGGGGTGTAGTAAATGTCCTCGTGGCTGTACTTCTCCACGTAGGCCAGCAGCTCTTCCTTCTGGATGGGCCACTCAAACCACTTGTGGTTTCTCAGGTCTCCGTCATCCATGCGGGCAATGTCGGCGTAGCCTTCCTGTTCGCCCCATACGAAATCCAGGAACTCTCGTTGTACGTCGGTCACCGCTCTCCTTCCTCCAAAAGTCCTACTGTATCACAGTGAAACATATTCCATTATCCTTTGGGTAAAGAAAAGCCCCTTTCGGGGCCTTCCCTAGTCTTTGTCTTCTGGTTGATCCTGGGTGCAACACGAGCAGGTTCCAATAATCAGTTCTTGCCCGTCACGTATGCTTCTCTGTGCCACGTTGCACTTCCTCTCAATGAGTGAGTCGGGATGCAGGATTTGAACCTGTATCTCTGCCACCAAAGGCAGTGTTCTAGACCTACCAGCAAGTTGCTGTGACGTTCCCTAGGTGTTCACGCCCGTCACAGACAATATGTTCGGCCATACCAGATTGAACTATCTCCCGTAGGTGGGGGCTTCGGAACTCGATTCCTGACCGTAGCCGCAGGCCTAAAACCTGTACCCCCGTGTGAGCAGTTTATAGTCGATGCTCAGGACTGCTCTCACTTAGAGAGCGAAGCCACCGGCCTTCTTAGCGCCAGCCTTCTTTGCAGCAGCGGGGCCGGTTGCCGTACCCGCCAGAGGTGCGAACTTCTTGACCTCGTTGTCCTGCACGAGAGAACCGTCCGGGTTCTTCTCGGCCTCTTCGCCTTCCTTGACGAACTTGTCCTTGACGACGACGTAAATCTTCAGTTCCTTGCCGATCAGCTCGTCTTCGTCAGCGGTGAGGAACGGGCGCTTGCCGTCCGCTCGCGGCTCACCCAGGGAGGGGTAGCCGATTGCCTTCTGAATGTCGCGCTGGGTGAAGATGGCTTCCGGCCACAGGCAGGCCTGCGTGAACGTCTTGCGACCGTCCAAGTCGCCGCCAATGATCTTGAACTTGTACTTGTACATCGGCTTGCCAAGGTTCTTGGCAGACTTGGACTCGACTTCCTCAACATCCTCAATCTCGACGTGGTACCAGTCCTGGGGGAGAGGCTTGAATGCGCCTCCGCCGTTGGCAACTTCTTCGTCAATGATGAGTGCTTCGCGTGCCACTATGGGTTACGTCCTTTTTCTTGGTTTGTGTAGCTCTGTAGGTTTTGTAGCTGTAGTGCAGGTGTTACTTCTCGGGCGTCTTCTCACCCGTGAGGTACTGGAAGAACTCTTCCATGCTGGGGTTTGCCATCTGCTCGGGGAGCTTGTGCTCCAACCGGCTTCCTGCATCCACCCGTTCTGTGCTTGTCAACTGTAGCACACGCACCGTTTCACCGTTTTCATCCTGTGCCTTCGCAAGGTAGGCAATGGAGTCAGGGATTTTCGGAATGTCCACAATCGACTTCTTACCCAGAAAGTACGGGGAAAGAAGCACAGCGCCAAGGTTGTCATCCTTGACCTTCTCCGTGTGAGCAATGTAGATCACATTGTACGGAGCTTCCTTGTCTTGGAAGGCTGTCACCAGCCAAGTCAGGTTGTCCGCAATCTGTGCCCACATCTCGTAGGATGAAGTCTTGTTCTTCTTCAGGAAGTCACGCTTGATGATTTCCTGAATTTCGCCCATCGTGTCGAACACGACGGTCTTGAACGGGGTGTCGTTGTCAAGCAGCATGATTGCCAGCTTGTAAATGTCTTCCCACGTTCGGACGTTCACTACCTTGATACGGCCCTTGGGGTGCTTACCGGCAAATGCCGTTGTGCCGTCTTCGGCGGCTACCCAGAGGATCGGGTACTTGCCCTCAACCTCTGCCATCGTAGCCGCAAGGGTGGACTTTCCTACGCGGTGCCGACCGTAGAGAAGCATCGTGTGCTTGTCGGTGGCCTCCGTAGGCTCTTCCATTTCGAGACCCAGGGTGCTCAAATCGAAATCTGCAAATGGATCAACCTCTTCGACTGTTTTAGTCAACTGGTGCGCGTCCCTCTCGTTGGCATGTGTAGCATTCAGAATCGCTTGGGAGTTCTTCAACTCTTCCACTTGATGAATAGTTCCACACTTTTTGTGCCCTGTCAAGTACCTTAGCGGCAAATCTTGGGCTGTAATTTTCGGTGTACACGTACATGTCCTTGAGGCTCGCTGAGTCCCTGGGGATGTACGCAATGGCGAATTTCTTTACCTTGTACCCTGCCGCAATCGCACCCTTGCAATAAAGGTGCTGCTGACTGCGGTACTGGATACTCGGGCCGTTTACCATTGCGGCCTGTCTGGTGTTCTTGCCTACCAGCTTGTAGTCCACAATAGTGCTACGGTGGGGCAAATACAAATCCATCGTGCCCTTGATGATTCCGTAGCCCTCAATCTCGCCTACGGTCACCTTCTGCTCGGTGATAGCCCCTGGAATATTGTTGTGGTGCTCAGCCCAATAGTGAAAGGCAGTCCCCAAGCGGGGGTACCAGCCAAAGGACTGTTCTTTGAGACCCAGCATGTCCAAGCCAAGGCAGTAGGCACACGCACCCAAGGATGAGGGGCCTACCAGCCTTTGCTTGTCACGCTCTGACTCGGCACTCAGCATTTCACGTAGTTCGTTAGTCAGGGATTTCAAATGCGGCCCCTCAAGGCCTCACGCTGAGCTACGGTCATGCCGCCCCATACACCGTATGTTTCCTGGGTGGTGACAGCCTGAGTCAGGCAAGCGTACCGGATGGGGCACTCACCACACAGCCTCACGGCTGCTACTGCGTGTTCAGTGCCGTACTCTTCGTCTGCGTCCTCCGAGTCCCCGAACCACCAGTTAGGGTTGTTCTCGGGGTCTCTGCAAGGCACAGGGGTTACTGCAAGGGTCTCAAGGAACGAAGATGCGATTTTCGAGTTCCTTCCAAATGAGGTCAATGTTGGGCTCACCCTTAGCCATTGTTCGGTAAATCTCGTAGAACTCGTGGTCCTGAGTGGTCAGGTGGAACTGATACCAGTCGCCTACGTCCCACTTGCGGGGGTCAGGCTCTTCAGGATGAACTGGTGCCAGTTCCTCAAGGCCCTGATCCAGTTCTTCCTTCAGCTCAAGGAACAGAGCGCCCACGTCGATCTGGAAGGTTGCAAAGGCTACTGCCTCTTTGTCCTCCATGAGGGTCTGTGCCTTGCGGGCTGCGTTGATGGTTGCAGTCTCACCACTGTAGAGGTTCTTGAGGATGGTCAGGAATTTACGCTTGTCAACAGTCACTAGCGGTTGTTCCCCGATCCCTGGAGGACGCCACGGGCCTTGCGGTCAGCGAGCTTGTTCAGGTTCGCCGCCATGACGCCTGCCTCTGTGCCGCCCAGCAGGTAGATGAACTGGGCCGTGTGGTTCCAGATGTGGCAAAGCTCCACGGCAATAGCCTGCTCCCGCTCGGAGAACAGGAAGCCGTCATCGTCACGGATGGACTTCTTCAGGATGCCCTGAATTTTGCCATGCGACACAACAATGTCCACGAGCGTCAGGCCCTTGCTGACGTGGTGAATGTCTGTGTTGGTCTGCTGGAGTACCCAGTCAAGCTGGAAGCCAAGAGCGTCAGCAGTCGCCGCGACGTACCACTGAATGTCACCACACTCGCTGAGTGCTTCCTTGGTGTCTGTGCCGTTGAGCTTGCCGTAGAAGCCCTTCTTGGCCTCAGCGTAGACCTCGGCCAGCTCCCCAATCTCGGACCCAAGCCCTACGATGGTGTAGTCAACTTCGCGGTCATTCGGGTAGATAGCAGTGCTCAAAGCCTGTATCTGGTATTCGTTATACGTTGAAATGGTGTGTCCCTCTCATAAAAGTGGCGGATAAGTGATAGTCAATCACCTATCCGCCGCTATGTCAAGCTATTTTTACAGGTGTTCCCATTTGCCAGCGTCGTTGTTATCCAGGGTGACTTTCTGGACAAGGCGGGAGGCTGTGTGGTAGATGCAGATGCCCTCGGGCTTCGGGAATGCGGGTGCTGCCACACTGCCGTAGGTCTGCAAGTGCTCAAGGGCACCAGTGATGAGCTTCTGTTCCAGCGGGCCGGTGTAGAGGATCGGCACACAGCGCACAAGGTCATCCGAGACTGCCTGAATGTCGTGGAAGCGGTGCGTGTTGAAGAGGCTGAAGTGCTTCTCACCCTTGGTCAGGCCGTAGCCCCGCTGGATACCGCTGCCCCACCACTCACCAAAGTGGGTGCCCTCACCCAGGAACTCCACGAGTTGCGCCGCGTTCGCCTGCACCCAGCCAGCGAAACCGTAGTTGTCCTGACCGGGGAAGATGAGCTTGTTCCGCGACTGTGCATACACCACGTAGTGCTCACCCCCAAGCATCACACCGTCAAGCGGCTGGGGATCGAAGAAGGTACGGGTACCGTCCTCGTGCTTCCAGTGCGTCAAGTTGTCAGACTTGATGATCTGCACAGCGGCGTTGGTGCCGTCGATCTTCTCCGTGATTACAATGTCACGGAAGAAGCGCGAGGTCTTGGGCCATGCCTGAAATTCGACTTTGTTCTGAAAGGTCACTGCTTCTCCTTGTTGGTGGGGTCGTCTACTAGGCATCTACATGCGTCGAATGGTCCGTGGTCACAGTACGGCTCGGGCTCTTCCGCCACTACGCCTCCTGGTTGTGTGTGAATAGTTCCTGACGCTTAGCGATCACTGCCGCCTCAGCGTCTTCAATACGGTCATAGCAACCCGCATAGTGTGACTTACCGTTGTGCTTTACGTGAGTGGCCCACTTGCCATTGGCCTTGTGCCACGACACTCCACGTACCCCGCTCTGGCTATTCTTGTAGGCGGCTGACAGGTTCTCGCGGTTCTGCTTGCGGGTAGCTTCACGCAGATGCTCGGGCCTAACACAGTTCTTTACGTGGCACTTATGGTCTATCTCGACGCCTTGAGCAATAGGTCCGTGCTCCAGGGTGTAGGAGAACCTATGTGCTGCCACGTACTTGCTGCGTTGGGTGAAGTGCCCGTATCCCTGTGAAGTCAGCGCGGCGGTCCAAAGCCAGCAAGTATCAGTCTTGTTGACCTTGGACCAGAACCGCACTAGGTCACGCTCTGTTGGCTCTAGCATTTAGGCTTCGTCAAGCACATTCGGGCGGAGGCCCAGCTTGAACGGAACATCGTAGGACTTCATGGCCTTCTCAACCTGAATGGGGGTCATGTGCTGCTTGAGCAGCTTGGCGTCCACGACTTCAACGGTGGAGGCCTCAATGTCCTCGGGAGTGACCAACGTCAGGGCCTCTTCCACGTCGAAGAAGCGGTTGGGGGTGATGTTGAGCTTCACGTTGCCAATGGCCTTCGTGTCCTTGTTGAACTTGCCAGCGTCCATGAGTGCGCCGATCAGTTCGGACTTGGCCTTGGTCAGTTCAGCGTTGGCTGCGTCAGCCTTGACCTGTGCCCGGAGGGCAATGTCAGCGAGCTTTTCCAGTTCCTTCAGGGTGGGCTTCTTAGCCATTTTCGGTTCTCTCCTAATTGCGGGTTGTTAGTTGTGGATTACTGCCAGAGCCGCTGATTTAGCGGCCCGGAGTCCTTCAGCTCTGCCCTTGGCGAGTAGCTGGTTGTTGTCGTTGTGAACGAACCACTCGCGGGTGTTGCTGTCGTGGTCTCCCCAGCGGGAGTACCGGGTGCGGGCCGTGATGGTGATTTCCCGTCCGTCCTCCAGAAATCCCTGAGTCTCACCCTCAAAGGTTTCCCAGTTGACTTTGGTCTTGTCACTCATCGGTTCTCTCCTACCTAGCAGGAAGGCCCCGTGCCTTCCCTGTATCTCTACAGTAAGGGCACAGGGCCTTCGTTGTCAACTCTTGAGTTGGTTTTATTTCTTGGGAGTGCCGTCAGCCTTCCAACAAGTGCAGGTATAGGCGTTGCTGACGGGGGACTTGGCTGCTCGTGGGCAGTGTGGCGCGTGATCTTTCATCCGTCTATTCTACTCCTGAGCCGCGTGACGCTCTTTGAAGTAGTCAAACAGGGCTTCGTAGACCTGCTCCTGGACTTCCTGACTGAAGCTCATCTCACGGCCCTGACCGTCGATCACGTAGAGGCCCACGGCACTGTCTACGCCCACGGAGTGATGCACAAAGCAGTCATCTGCGTCCGCGTCCGTTGCCACCATGTACTGCGTGAATCCTGCACGGTTGAGTGTTCCCACTTCATACCCCCTGATATTCGATCTGACCACTCATCCAGAGCAGCTCAAAGTCCTCAATGGTAAGACGCGGATTGTCCAACCAGTATTCCAGCAGTTCAGGGCTGGCGAACTTCTCAGCCCGCCGTCTGCTGCCTGTAAAGAGCGTGTACCCATCTACATGCTGCTCACGGCCCTCTTTGTTCACGAGCACACCGGCACAGGCTTCAAGCGCCTTGTCGTACTCGTTGTCAACATGTCCCAGGAAGTCACTGCGCATGGTGTGCCACTGCTGTGCTGCCTGCTCAAAGATGGCGCTGCTCAAATGCCCGCGATTCCGCTACCGAAGAACAGCACGAATCCAACGGCAATGAGCACCCCACCAGTCTGTGCCCAACGCTCGTCACCCGTCCAAATTCCATAGATGAAGGCAACTACGGACACTAGGACAATGAGCACTCCCAGCCCCATGCCGACGTAGGAAGCTAGCTGTTTGTTCACTTGTCTTCCACCGCCCGGAAGATGATGTTGCCGTGGTCATCCGAACGGGCCTGCAAGGCAAGGGGAAGCTCACCCAGCAACGCCTGATCGGTCAGGCTGACCTTCAGGGAGTTCTCAGGTAGCTGAGCCAAGGCCAGCAGGAAATACTCACCCAGGATATCCAACTGGTGCTGCGTGACAGCCAGCTCGGTACGCAGGTTCGTGAGAACCGGGTGGTGGGTGACTTCGCCTTCAATTACTTCAGTGGTCAACTTGCTTCCTCTTCACTCTCTTCAATGGCGGCATCCATCAAGTCCTGATCGGACTTGAGTTTGCCTATCTGCTTGGCCTCAATGGTGTCCTTGGCTTGAATCAGCCAGCGGTTCACTGTCTGCTTCTGGCCTGTACGGCTGAGCCTACCCTGTGCCTGAATGTTTAGCAAGCGGTTGTAGCTCACGTTCATCCAGATTTCGTTGGCTGCTACACGCTGCCAGCCGTCAAGGCCTTCAGCCACGGTGGGAATCGTGGCAACAATAATGTCAAACTCGGTGCCAAAGCCGTCCTTCTTCCACTCACGCTCAGCGGCAGACATGCCGCCCACGAACTGCCTTGCGGCATAGCCCTTGGACTGCAAGCGTTTGGTCAGCAGCGTGGCGTAGATGCGTGAGTCAGTGTAGATGACCACCGGCACAGGGGCCTCAGCGTAGAGGTCTGAGAGGATTTCCAGTACGGCGTCAGCCTTGGAACTCTTGGCATCGTCGTCAAAGTACACAACGTCAGCCCATTCCTTGTACCACTCTTCAGTGTCCTTGTCTTTCCGACGTACCCAATCCTGGGTGATGGACGGGACCGCAAGACAAATCTGTCTCAGTCGAATGTTGAGCACAATCGGTAGGTCAATGGCGAGCGGGTGCTCATCCAGCCAAGTGATTGCCTCTTCCTCCAGCTCTTTGTAGTGTTTGCGCTGTGCTGGTGCCAACTCCACCTCTACCGTGTGGATGACGGGGTTGGCCTTGTAGACGGACTTCATGCGGATTGCGTGAGGCAGGGACTTCCAGACGCTCCCAGGAACCTTCTCACACACAACGTCTGGGTTGGCTGGTATGCCCTTTTCCTCAGCTAGTCGTTCCGCGTGGATATTCGTGGCCGTGGTGAAGAACTCCGTGATCCAGTTCCAGTAGCCACGCGGCGTTTCCTTGGGCCAGAGCCAGCGGGCTAGTGCCCAAGCCCCTTCCACCTTGTTCCCAAACGGGGTAGCTGACATGGCGAGTAGGTAGGGTGCCTTGGCTGTCTTGAGCATCTTCCACATGAGTGAGCCCCAGTTGGTTGCCCCGTGGCACTCGTCGTAGATGATGAAGTCTGCCTTGAGTTTGCTCCAGCCGTGACGCTTGAAATACTCACGGCCAATGATGTAGAAGCCCCGCTCTTTGCTGAGGACAGCCCCGTGTGCTCGCTTGCCTGCCACCCTGGAGGTGATGTGGTGGAAGGGCATGGTGCCTTGGTACTGGCGCTCCACGGTCTCTCTCCAGCCCTTGACCGTGTTCAAGGGCGCTATGACCAAAATCGTGTTAGCCCCTGCTCGCAGAGCCGATTCTACGCCGACAAGGGTCTTCCCTGCTCCGGTAGGTGCCTTCAGCAGTACGGCCTTGTTCTCTACGATGTAGTCAATGGCACGTCGCTGGTCTTCAAACGGAGTCATGGGGGTCAGCACTTTAGACTCCTATCCTTATCGTTGTGGGTGTGAAGCTCATTGCGTTTTGCTATGGCTGCTACCTCCGCTTCCTCAATCGAATCGAACAGTCCAAGGTGGTACCTGCGGTAGTTGTGGCCCACCTGAGCCACCCACTTACCCGTTTTCTTATGCCAGCTAACTCCACGCACACCGCTCTTGCTAGTCCGACTAGCTGAACGCCGGTTCTCAGAGTTCTGCTTGTTGGACGCCTCTCTCAGGTGCTTCGGTCTGACACAGTTGCGAGTGTGGCATATGTGATCGACGCACAGACCCCTGCCAAGAATCCTGGCGTGGTGCCCTTCATAAGAGGCTCTGTGGGCTGGAATCTGCCTGCGGTTTACCTTGTCCCAGAAGCTTCCGTAGCCTTTGTCATTGAGGGCTGCTGTCCAAAGCCAGCAATCACCAGACTTGTCTACCTTTGACCAGAACCGTTCATCTAGTTCGTATCTGTCCACTATGCTCCTGAGCAGGTGTAGGCGGTGTCGATAGCCCAGCTTACCTGATCCTCAAGGCCGTCCTTCACGTAGGTAACGCCGTTGTCACCATAGCTGAGGTCAAAGCCGTGCTCAGTCATCCAGCCTTCAGGGTCACGGTCAAAGCTCTGAAGGTTAGCCATGCGGCCCACCAGTGAGTCCCAGTCAGCTTCCGTGATCTGGCGCTCAATGGCAAGGCTGGTCTGGTAGCGGGTCATCCACATGTGCTTGTCCGCGTTCTCCAGGGGTGCATCCTCCGCTGCCTGAGCGGCGAAGTATTCGATCACTTGCTTGGCCTGTTGTGCGGTAAGCTGTTCCATTTACTTGCCCTCTTCCTTCTTGTTCAGTTCCTTGGCCTTCTTGACTGCCCCGGCTTCGGTGTACCAGATCGGTGCCCCTGTGCTGGCCCGATGAATCTTCATGTCTGACCGACGCTTCTCCGGCACCAGCCTACGGCAGATGACAAGCCAGCCACGCGGCGTGCTCTCGTGCCGCTCTGCTTTCCAGTCCGTGAACTTGTTTTCCAATGTCTTGCCTCTCTCGGGGGTGTGTACTACCAAGAATACACACACTCATGGGTATGACGCAAGCCCCCTGCACCGATTGGCACAAGGGGCTTGCGAAAGGGTGTTACTGGACCGTTATTTCAAGGGTGACGCCCACGGCTTCTGCGTAGGCTAGGACCGTACCCCAGCGGCGGTCCACGTTGTGTCGGTACTCTATGGCCTGAACAAAGGTCACGCTGCATCCCATGCGCTGAGCAATCTCAGCCTGCTTGATGCCCTTGTCCAGACGCTCGGACCTGATTGCAGCTATGACCTCATCCAGGTTCTTCATGGCTACGCCTGAGCCGCTTCCAGCTCAACGATGCGGTCAATGGCCTTCTTGAAAACGACACTGCTGTTGTCGTAGTTGCCGAAACCCCGGAACTCCTTTGCCAGCTCGTCACGGCGCTTGTTGCGGGCGTCCTCAGCCAGCTTCGCGGCCTCTGCTGCCAGCTCAGCTTCCTTGATGCGCTGGGCCTCAACCTCAGCTTCCTTGGCCTTCTTCTCCACCAGGAATTTGTGGATGGCGAGCAGCTTTTTGGCGTGGTCCAGAACCTCGGCGGGGTCAATGCCGTGGTGACGGTCAATGTCCCCGGCTTCTACCCAGAGACCCTTCAGCTTGGCTTCCGGCAGGTCCGTGATGACCGTGGCGTTCTCACCCAGCAGGGCAAGGCCGATCTTCTCGGCCTCAGACGACTCAAGCAGGCTGTAGACGCGCTCGCCGTCATCGGGGTTCCGTGAGGTGTCTCGCACGTCGATGGAGGCACTACGGCCCCAATTTTCGACAGTCAGCGTGCGGTCGATACCGGTCTTCACGGTGGTGGTTATGGTCTTCACTGTGGTTTCTCTCCTAAGTGGGTGGTTGTTTCGTGCTTATGAGTCGATAGTACACACCTATCGGTGTGTTGTCTACTTCTGGGTATCGAAATATGGATTGGTGTCACGGCGCACCTTTTTGGTGTACGTGCCATCCAGGATTTCACTAAGCATCTGGGACCGCTGAATCATCACACTGCGGGGTACGGCGTCGTACAGGGCCTTGCTGCCACTGATGAAGTTGCCGGTGCTGAAGTCAAAGACGCACTTCTCGCCCTCAAACTCGGACTCAATGGCCCCAATCAGGAGCACAAAGGTCCACTCGTTGTTCTCAGGTGCCTTGGCAAGGCCGTAACGGTGGACGCTGGTGGCGTCACTCCACTCCCAGTGTGCTCCAGCCATCTCTTCCTTGGCTGCTCCACGGTAGAGGTCAAGGTTTTCCTTGACGCTGTAGAGCCAGTTGGGGCTCTTGCACTGGAGTTCCTTCATGAGCTTGGGCACAGACACCCCTGCTTCGATCTGCTCGGCCATGAGGGCTTCCACGCTGGCCTTGAGCTGGCTCTTGCGCTGAGCCCATTCCAGGTCAAACGCTGCCTTGCGGTAGCCGATCCCCTCAGCACTGGAGAGGGTGAGCTGCGCCTTGAGCATCTGCAAGGCTGCTTGGGCCTGCTGTACCTCTGCCTGCTTGTCCCTGATCTGCTGCCGCAGTTCCTTGGTGTGCTCGGGGTCTGCCGCTTCCCGTCGTGCTGCCTCACGGTCAGAGGTGAAGTTGGACCACTTGCCGTATTGCTCTTTCAATTCCTGCACTGTGTCTCCTGACAAATAAAAAAGGTGCGATACCCGATGGTATCGCACCTTTTCTACTGCTGCAACCTAGGCTTTGGTGACTACGTAAGACAACGGATTGAACAGATGAGTGGAGCCCAACCCAAACTTGGAGTAGCAGCCGTTTTCGTACACTACATCCCAGCCGTCTCCCGTGTGGATGAAGTAACTCCACTTTCCGTTCTTGTTGACGCGCTTGAACACGTCGCCCACCTTGGCGTCTTCCCAGACTTCCTTGACCGGCTCCGGCTCGGGACGGTTGAGCAGTTCCAGGGTGACTTCCGGCTTGTCATCCGTGTCGTAGGCCAGAATGTAGTCGCTACCGTCTTCGGCGTACCAGCTTGCCTTGTGGCCCACGGTGCCTTCCCGGACCTCTGTGGCCCCGCTCTTGAAGGTCTGGGTGCGGCGGATCGTGTCACCGACCTGAATGTCAGCGAAGGTGAAGGACGGTTCGACCAGTTCAAGCTTGCCGCCCAGGTTGGCGAGGTAGCCTACGGCGAGTCCCGTGGCCTTGGGATCGGTCAGTTTGATCTTGTACTGGTTGGCGTAGAGGCCATGACCCTGCACGATGCCTTCGACACCAATCCATGCCTTGTCGGTGTAGCCAGTGCTCAGGACTCGTACCTTGTCGCCTGCTTTGAAAGTGGTAGTCACTGTGTATCTCTCTCCATCATATTTAGGGGTAAAACGGCATTTTGCCAGTTCTTGAAATCGTTTCGTGAGGGGGTGTACCCCCTAGACTGCTTCCAGTTCCTCGGGGAGGAAGAGCCACGGCCATTCGGTCTCGGGAAGGGCCACACGAACGTACTGGCCGCACGCACTGAGGGCTTCCGTGACAATGCCAACCTTACCCACCAGTTTCTCAAAGCTGGTGTCCGTGTGGCCGTCAACCTTGGCGTACTCGGGGGTGATTCGTACCTTCTGGTCTTTCTCGAATGTTGTCATGGGTTGAGCCTAGTACCTTTCAGTTGGTCATGTCAAGCGTGTAGAGGCCGTCAAGGTCAGCTCGGCCCACTGTCTCAACGTGGCCCTCAAAGCCAAAGAGTTTTGCACCATCCAGGTGCTTCTCAATGTCTTCATTGGTCAGTCCGGTGTGCAGGGCTTCAAGCACAGCCATATTGAACTCGTGCTCTACTGCCTTGAGATTGCGTTCTGCCTCAAGGATTGCCCCCTCAACAGCTCGTGCGTTCATGAGCTTACGTCGTTCGATGGCCTTGGCCTTCTGTGCTACAGCGTTGAGGCCTTGGGCCTGTTCGTTGCTCTCGGCTACAGACACGTTGGGGGCTGTATCAGGGGCAAAGAATCCCACCCGAAATTTCTTGGTGCTCTGCATGTCATGCAGGTATCCGGTAGCCAAGTGGTGCGTGGCTCCCCCGTCCACGCTGCTGATCATTGCATCGGAAGTTCGGAACTCATACCTTTCAGACTGGTTTTCGACGGTGATCTTTGCATTTCCAAGTGATTTAGCCATGCACGCAATAATTCCTGCCCAAAATCCATTTGTCAAATCCCCCCAGTTTTCGCCCAGATTGGAAAGGCGGCGAAAGGGGTTCTTTACCTGTTTCACAGTCCTCACGGACCCTGGGTGGGCCTGTTCGTGTGCTCGCAAACCGCTCTCCGGGGTTCGTACAGTCGATGGATTGATTCAATGTGACGGACCTCACAGACATAGTTGAAGTGGCAACCATTAGGCAACCTAACTATGCCTCCAACGTCCTGGGAGCCCAGGTTGCATAGCTATCCAATGTGCGCTGAATAGCTGCATAACCCTGGACTAATGCCCCGTTGTGTGCTATTCGCGTATGCGCGCGTTAGTAGTAAGGCATACTCTCGCCATTGATAACGGTTAGGTAACGATAAAGCCAACTCATGCGTTAGTTACTCGCCAGTAACACGTTTTCTGTGGATAACCCGACAATTTCTGTGGATAACCTGTGGATAAAGTAATTCAAACTGTGGATAACCAATTGCATATTGTGAATACCTGGGCTCAAATTGTGGATAACTACCTGTTTTCTGTGGATAAACCTGTGGAAAGTGGCACTTATAGGTTGGTGTTGTTACGCTAAAGGCTCGACATACACGCGGGGACGACAGGAAAGCAGGGACACAATGGGAACCAACGTTGAAGCACTGGAGATGGCAGTAGCAGAGCTTGAGGAGCGCGCTACTGTGCTTGCTGCTGAAGCTGAAGAGGCTCACCAGACCTGGAAAGACAGCAAGGGCGCTGCTGGCACGTTTGATGCTTGGACTGCTGCTATCACCCGACACAACGAAGCCACCAGCGCGGTTTACTACACAAAGGCAGTCATCGCCCAGCTTGAAGCTGAAGCAGCAACACCGGCCGCGCGTCTTGAATACCTGAGCTGCTTCGATGACTACGCGCTTGAATCAATGGCGGCAGGTGGCAAGTGGAATGATTTCACCGGCAAGCTGGAGACAGCTACCCGCGCTGAAGTAGATGCTGTCTACGCCTACCGGAAGGAAAGCAGCGAGGACTGGGAAGCTACGACCTGGGCGAACGAGCTTGTGGGGGAAGTGGACCCTGTTGTTTCCGACACGGTGAGCGTCCCGCTGTACTCCCTGCTGGTGGCAGGTAAGAAGTCCGAACATGGCACCGGCGTTACAAAGTGGGGTATCGCCTACGCCGCAGTACGTGAACTACAGCGCGCGGGTATCGACCCCGAGTTCAACACCGGCATTATTTCCGCAGTCCTGGACACGCTGGAAAACAACACTTCAGTGATCGCCGGTGGCCTGGAAACAGGCATTGAGTTGTCCACCATGTTTGAAGCAAACAACTAACCAACCAACCAAACAACTGAGAACAGGACACAACACAATGGAACGCATGGAAGCACTTGCTAAGCACCTGGGCATCACGCTTGAGGATGGGGAGACCTGGGAAGACCACATTGAAGAGGCTGTCTACCCCAGCTATGGCGGATATTTTGAGCTGACGGCAGAGGGTAACGATTACCTTGTGCTGACGGATGAGGAAGCCGATAAAGCTGCTTCCGATTACATCCGGGACTCCCTTTGGGCATTCAATGCTGAATTTCTGGCAGACAACACTGGTCTTCCCGCTGAAGTCTTCAGCATGATTCAAGCGTAGCGGAGCGAAGACTCTAACCCTGTTTTCTACACTCTGGTGACGAAGTGTGGAGACATTGAAGAATTGATTTCCGACGCTATTTCAGCGGACGGCCGAGGGCATTACCTGGGACAGTATGACGGGCACGAGTGCCAAGAAGGAGAGTTCTACATCTACCGAACCAACTAGCGGCGTTTACTCGCTAACAGGACTCACCCTGTTAGCGGGTATGCACCACTAGCCAACCAACCAACCCACGACGTTAGGAAACACAATGTTTAGCTACCTGGAAAACACATACGCG